CTGCTAATACAGCAAGTGCAAACACAGCCAACACATCCATAACTGAATTAGTTTCTATTACAGTTTTTAATACTGATGTGGATCATGCGAACATTATTATGGATTACATAAACACAAATTATGGAAATGCCAGCGTCACGTTAGCAAATTCAACCGCAAATTCCTTCAGTAAATCAGCAAGTCAAACACCATGAGTACTAAACCATCTTTTTACAGTGGATTTTTTGAACCCGAATCTGCGGCCAATACTGATTATCAACCAGAATATCGTTACAACCACGTAAAGGAAACACCACGTGGTCATATGTTTGAGATGGATGATACGCCGACACGGGAAAGAATTCGCATCTCACATCGTTCAAATACATTTATTGAAATGCATCCAAATGGTGATGTTGTACATAAAGTGTTTGGTGATGGTTATGAAATTGTCGTAAAAGACAAGAATGTTCTAATCAAAGGTTCTTGCAACATCACTATTGAAGGTGATTGTAACATGCGTGTTCAGGGTGATATGGTGCAAACTATTGAAGGTAACTTAGAACAACACATTAAAGGTCACCACAAACAGATAGTGGAAAAGACATCAACCATTCAATCTCAGGGAGATATGATTATTGGTGGTGGTTATGGCACAGGTGGTTCAATTACCTTCCAAACCGGTGATGCATTGTTTGTAAATGCGGACATATCCGTCAAAGGCGAATTAACCGCTCAGAAAATCACCTCCAAGACGAGGGTCGATGCGGTAACAGGAATGAGCGCAGGTCCATTGGGATTTGTAACAACAGAAGGTGGTGTTGCCGTTGGTATTCCTGCTGCGGTTCCTGGTATGGTCGTAACAGCTTCAAACATTCTGTGTGGTGGTGAAGTTACTGCTGCGATGGCAGTACGAGCACCTGTTGCAACATTCGGAACAATGGATGCAATTCTTATGTCGGATCTAGTTAATACTGCGTTATACGATTCACATTTCCATATTGGTGCTCACGGACCAACATCACCTACATTAATTAAAATGGTTTAATACTTACTATGGCAACATTATTTTCAAGATTACAATTTAATGAATCTCTTGCAGGAGAACAACTGCAAACGGTTTCACCTGAAGTGAAGAAACATTTAAGTAACATGCCTCCTCTGTTACCGGATTGGGCAAAGACTGATATGTTAAATGATACTATAGGTGGTTATTATTCAAACCCCGTAGCAAACGTCACACAACAATTGGTTGATTACTGTACTGATATAATTGAGGTCGTAGGATGTTCCGAAACTTCTGTCACACTACCCGTATTCACCGCAGCCAATAACCTAATCAGTTTTGCGCCAGCATACACTGAACACACAAACAGAATATCTGGTGTGACTGCAATAAATCAAAATACAACAACACTTCCACACTTTGACTCGGCAGTAAATACAGGTAAGACCTTATCCGTATTACTATATCAAGTTGACGGAATAGACACAAATGCACCAATGATTGGTAGTTTCACTAGTCTATACACTAAAGATATGTTTACAGAAAAGGCCGCAACTATCAGTACGTATGCTGCGGAGTTGAGAAATTCAATACTTATAACGACAACAGACGGTGAATTGGGTCCGACTGTGACTTATACATCAAACTTATCATCTGGTCGTGCTGCAACAATGGTCGCAAACCTTGCAAATGTGGTATCCGAGATGACTACAAGGAAATCTAGTGATGAAACATTCTTCACAAATTCACAAGAATTGATTTCTGAATACGGTTCACTGAAACGATTTAATAATCCAGGTTCAACAGAAGTCAGTATGTTCAAAAATTTGGTCGGTTCGGATAAACTCAAAGAAAGATTAAATTCTTAGAAATTCGATTTTTCTTGTTCCGGCTCAAGATTTTTCTCCGGCGCTTTCTGGATTCCAAGAAGCGCTTTTACTTTTAGCTCATAAATAAAAGATGGCAAACTTACAAAAGATTTACTCAGACATAGACTTCAACTTCACCAAGAAACCTGGTGGAGGAGACATCGCATTGAGTTATGACCAGCAATCAGTAATACGTTCAATACGCAATCTTTTGTTGACTAACCACTATGAAAGACCTTTCAATCCTGATTTGGGGTCTAATATGAATGCCTTGTTGTTTCAACCAATCAGTTCAATGACTTCCTCACAATTGAAGACGACTATTGAGACTACAATAAACAATTATGAACCCCGTGCAATTTTAAAAAATGTGATGGTACAACCATTAGACGATAAGAACGCATACAACGTATCAATCACATTTTTCTTAGAAAATGCAACACAGTCAACAACTTTATCAGTTATTTTAGAAAGAAATAGATAAAATGGCAGGTGCTAATTCCAATATACAGATTACGGATTTAGATTTTAACACAATCAAAACAAATCTAAAGACCTTTCTAAAATCACAAGATACACTGAAAGACTACAACTACGAAGGTGCGGCGTTGTCTACATTGCTTGATGTTTTGGCTTACAATACACAATATCAAGCATTTTACACCAACATGGCGGCCAATGAAATGTTCTTGGACACCGCAATACAAAGAAGTTCAGTTGTTTCACTGGCAAAATCATTAGGTTATACACCAAAATCAGTTATCGCACCTAGTGCAACAGTTGATATTGTGGTTAGTAACGTTTTGGCCAGTACACCACAGTTGGTGTTACCTAAATTCAGTAAATTAATGTCTGAATCGGTTGACGGCATCAACTATTCATTTATTACGGAAGATGTTTCTACTGCTGAGACAAATTTTAGTAATATGACTGCAACATTTAGTGGTGTAAAGATTAAACAAGGTATTTCATCATCAGCAACGTTGTTGGTTAATAATGCCACGAACACCTTATCGAAAATTACAATACCTGAAGTGAACGTAGACACTACATCATTACAGGTATTAGTACAACAATCCGCATCAAACACATCATATGAAGTGTACACTTTGGCGGATGATTACTTAACTCTGAACGGAACTTCACCTGTATACTTCTCACAAGAAGGTATTGATGGTTCATACGAAATCTATTTCGGTGATGGAATCTTAGGTAAGAAACTTACAGATGGTAATATTGTAAACTTAACTTACATCACTTCTTCAGGTACAGCTTCACACGGTGCAAATAACTTTGTGATGATGGATTCTATTAATGGTTATGCTGATATTGAAGTCACTTCAGTAACAGAAACTTCACAAGGCGCACTTAAAGAATCGACAGACTCTATCAGATTCCATGCACCTAAGGCATTTGCTGCACAGAAACGTGCGGTGTCTAAAGAAGATTACATCAACGCAATTCAAAATAATAATCTAGGTTATTCATTTGATGCAGTGAACGTATGGGGCGGTGAAGAAAATAATCCTCCTGTATACGGACAGGTTATGATTTCAATTAAACCATCCAATGCATACTCGTTAACGCAAGTACAGAAGGAAAGATTGGCTGCGGATGTTATTAAACCCATCTCAGTAATGACAGTTGTTCCAACTTTTGTTGATCCAGATTACACATACCTACAATTAACAACAAATGTATGGTATGATCCGAAGAAAACGAATCTGTCACCAAAAGAATTACAATCTTCAATCAAAACAGCAATCTCAAACTATGCTAGAAGTTCTTTGAACACCTTTAATGCGGTGTTCTCAATGTCTGACTTCAATGAAATTATTAAAAGTTCTAATCAATCAATTCTCACAAACGAAATTGATTTAAGAATTCAGAAGAAGTTTTATCCAAACTTGGATTCTCCAACGACATACAACTTACAATTCGGTGTACCATTATCTAAAGGTATGTTCCAGAGTGGTATAAGCAGTTTGCCTGCATTGGAGTATAGAGATCCATTAAATTTTGCCAATAGAATCGGCAGTGTTTTCGTTGAGGAAGTTCCTTCAACTACAGGTGGTGTGGAATCAATTACAGTTTTGAATCCTGGTTATAACTACACAGCGGCACCTATCGTAGAGATTAAGGGTGACGGACAAGGTGCAGAAGCCTATGCAACTCTAAGTGGTTCGGGAACAATAAAAGAAATTATAGTAACAAATGCAGGTTCAGGTTACACC